ACTTTCGCACTGCCATCTTTGCACAAATATGTCTTTTTCAGATGTCTTAGTTCAATTGAAATCTTCATCTGTTTGCAACATGGTTCCAATAATGTCCTGTTGTTCGTCCTGAAATGTCCATCTTCAATCGTCATCTATCTTCACCATAACCTTACTGCCCTCTTCCAACGATATGCAAAGACATCCATCTTTGATGTGAATATCCTTGACAATAACATCATCAGAACACACACCCTCATCTCTGCATGGATCTCCGAACCATACATTCCTATTATATTTTGGTTGATATGTTATTCGCCACCACATACCCTGAACGCTGAAACTTTCACATATGTAGAGGGGTTCGCCATATTCGGTCTTTGGAAGCACATTCAATACAAACAAAGAACTAAGTCTGTTTGCCAGTTTTCTTGAGATCATTCATTCCACCTTCTCGATGGTGATCTTTACCGTATCGCCCGGAACGATGTCGAGCTTCCTCATTTCCTCGTTCCAGATGTAGATGCGTCCGCCGTAGTTGTCTTTGATGATCTTCTTGATCATGGTTTCACCCTCTTCCTTATCTGGCCAAATCCAAATATCAGCCCGAAGCCTGTTATGAGCAGGATGAAATAAACTAAGTCGGGATTCATCTTCACCACCAGCTCTCGAAATCTTCGATCACGGATTTCAACCATTTTTCAAAATCTTCTGTTTTCATTGTTTCACCCCAAGTATGTTTCCAACGCATCCCAGTTTTCTTCAACGAAATCCTCTAAGGATACTTTAATGGGCATCCATTCTCCATATTCACTCAGTTTTTCGATTTTCTCATGGCGGTATCTATATAATGAACCCATTAAATGGTTCTTATAGCTGATCTCCATTTGGACTAGCCAACCATTTTTAAGCTTATTTATCAAACGTTCTTTTCGTTCCATGTTAGTTTTCCTCTATAGATAGTATCTACTATGTAGTATATAATATATTCTACATGCTATAAGTCCGTAAAAGATGCTGTTGTGCCTTGCACCCCATCCCTTGCCATGAAAGGCACAACATACATGATATTGTTCTGATTCTACATAATACATTTGTTTCGGAAATTCTCATTTCTTTTTTATGAAAAGGGTCAAAAATAATGAGAAAGGGTCAATCGAAAAATCATCAATATATAAATCTTTTCTTTTTCTTTATATATACTTCTATATTCTTTCTTATTTCTAATTTTAAATTGAATAAAAATATCATACGTGTATGTATATACATATATATTCGCGCGCATATGCGCACATACGCATGTACGCATGTGAGAAGCCGAAAATAAAATCGGAAATCGGAAATCGGAAATGATGTCAAAAACTATATGTGTATGTACACCATGACGTATACTATGGACGAATACGATGCAGCTATTTTAAATCTTATCAGAGAAATGGAAAACAACGGAGAGGAGATATACATTTCGAGACTTATCAATGACAAACGTCTCGACATGGCCCCCCCGACAGCATATCGTCACATCATCGGGTTACTGTCTGCCGGAACGATACGCAGCGACAGGATAAGATCGAGCAGGCGCATCTATATCGGAAGCATTCTCAAACGAGAGGTGAAAGGATGAAAAGAAAAAATGCGGTCACCGAGATATTGGATGAGCTCACGATATTTTACATACAGGACATAACAGGGATCATTGTTGCGTGTGTAGATGGCATGTTCATTGCATTTGTTCACAGCAGCACGGATAAGGGCATAGGCGACGAAATAAGACGACAGGGTGGTATAGTCGTCGATTGGCAGGAGCCTGTCCTTGAAGAGGACGTTAGGCGCGTTATAACGGATGTTCAGAAAAGGTGGTTGGTTTGACGGATGGTCGAAAGAACCTGATTCCGATGACCGCATTAACTGAAACGGAACAGAGGGCACTTCAAAAAAAAGGAGGAAAGAAATCTGTAGAAAGCAGGAGAAGTCGTAAAGAAATGCGGACATTCGTAGAAGCAATGACTTCTGCTGATGCTTCCAAGCTCGTACCTGCGAAAATCGTAGATTTCTGTGCAAGTCAGAACGTATTATGTACAGTAGAGAATGCGATGCACGCGGCCATGTGTATTAAGGCCGTTGCTAAAGGTGATCCCATGGCGTATAATGCCGCACTTAATCGTTTACTCGGTACACCTGCTCAAAAAGTAACATTGGACGGAAATTTTACGAATATCGTAGACCCTGCCAAGCTCAAAAAATACCGTCAGGAACTTGAAAAAGATGAGGACATCGGAACTCAATGATCAAGAGTTGGAGATACTCTATCTAACATATCATCCCGTAGAATGGGCGGAGTTGCTCATAGAACCAACCTCGGAAATAAAGTTGGATGCCTGGCAGAGAGACCTGCTGAACGATAAGTCGAGACGCATACTGTTGAACTGTCACCGACAATCGGGAAAGTCTACATTGGTCGCTATAAAGGCATTGCATAGAGCATTGTTCTGGGATGACCAATTGATAATATTGGTGTCCCCGGTACTTGAACAATCATCTGAACTCTTGCTCAAGATCAAGAAATATATTCAAAACATCCCACAATATAAAGATAGGGTGAATGTGAATAATCAACTATCGTTATCTTTTGATAACGGTTCCCGTATCAAGACGCTTCCGGCAAGCAATTGGAATATTCGAGGTTCGACTGCCAATTTGATAATCGTGGATGAAGCCGCCGGAATACCTGATGAGATATTCGGGGTGTTGACCCCCATGCTACTAACTACCAAGGGTCAGATGATCGTATTATCGACACCCAGGGGCAAGCATGGTAAATTCTACGAATATTATGCAGATGACCACTGGAAGCATTATGAGGTCAGAGTATCGGACAATCCGCGTATGCAGACGGACGATATGAAATCCTTTCTTGAATCGGAATTACGACAGAATGGATCGAGAATGTATGGACAGGAATATGAATGCGAGTTCCTTGGAAATCTGGATGCAGGTAGGGTAAGACGCAGTTGGTGGCGTTATTACGATATCAACGACCTGACCAATATGATGCGTCAGTCGATCGACATATACATATCATGGGATACCGCAAGTAAGGACAAAGAGATAAACGATTATACAGTAGGGTCTGTGTGGCTTAAGATCAATGACGATCATTACCTTATAGACATGTTCTGTGCAAAGGTGTTATTCCCAGAGCTTGTACGAGAAGTTGAGAATCTTAACGATAGATACAAGCCGACAATGAATATCATCGAGGACAAAGCATCCGGTATTGCACTTATCCAGCAGATACACGAGCGCAGACCAAATATGAACATCCATCCATATAATCCTGGTAAGATGGATAAATCGCAGCGTGTCGATATTGCGACACCATACATAGAGGCTGGACATGTGCATCTTCCTGCACGTATGGTAAGCGGAATATTGGTACCTACATCGATAGCTAACGATGTGATAGAGAACATGGCGGAATTTCCGTTAGGAGAACATGATGATATCACTGATTCTATCACGATGTATTTGAATTATCATAAGAGCAAAAAGACATACAATGTCTATTTCTGCTGAATGTTATTTATATACTTTCTTTTCGATGTAGACATATGGGTCTGTTCCATCGCAGAGATAAGAAGGATTTAGGGGATTTCAATGCTGCTTTTGCGGTGCAGGGCACGGTCAATCCAATAGGAAAGAGCTATGCCCAGCAGACCAAAGAAGGGTACGATATCAATCCATATGTGTATCGTTGCGTGCATGCACGTGCGGCACCATGCGCAAGTGTTGATTTCGTCCTTTATGATAAGAATGACGAGATGATGGATGCTATCGATCATCCGCTCTTGAAATTGCTTAATCATCCTAATCCTACAATGTCCGGTCGTGATTTCAAATACGACCTCCAAACGCAACTAGGAATCAACGGGAATGCATTCATATATCCTATTAAGACGGTCTTAGGCGTAAGTGAATTATGGTCTGTTTCTCCTGACAGGGTTCTTTATATACCTACCAATAATATTTTCAATCCGGTTAGATACTGGCAACTCAATGTAGGCAATGGTATGATAACCGTCATGCCTGAGGACATGATACATCTTAAGACGTTCTCGACAGCATCTGATGGAGTGTTAGGTGTATCTCCTATGCAGGCAGCAGGACTGTCCATAGCACAGCAGAATGCCGCCAGGGAGTGGAATACCAGCCTACTTAAAAATGGTGCAAAGTCGTTAGTGACCATCAATGTCCCTGGAGAAATGAGCAAAGATAATTTCGAGGAGTTCGAGAGGGCATTCAAGGCCAAGCATGCAGGCCCCCAAAACGCAGGAAACGAAATGATACTCACAGGCGGAACTACCGCATCTACATTAGGTTTTACTGCGGTCGAAATGGATTACGCTAACGGTATAACGGTGTCCGCTAAAGAGATAGCCATTGCATATCAGGTGCCTCCTGAGAAGGTCGGCGATTCAGCGAACAAGACCTATAGCAATATGCAGGAAGCGAATAAGGAATTCGCATCGAATACGCTTGTGTCCTTGATGGATCAGATGTGCGATGTATTGACATTGGGGCTTGTCAGGTATTATCCAGATGTCGGACGCATAGGTTATGACCCTGAGCAGATAAGTGACTTGCTTGGAGATAAAGCAACGATGCTCACGGCATATAATGGATGCAGCTTCCT